GCAGGCGCAGTCGCAACCAGAATTGCAAGATCCAATCGAAGCGGCGATCAAAAACAATCCTGGTCTTACACGGCAAAAAGCAGTGGAGATGGCGGAAAAGTTCGGGTTCTAAAAAGCCAACTTGTCACCTACTCTCAAGAATGGAAAGCAGGCGCAGGCCTGGCCCGCGTGTACCGCAACAACGGTATCAAGGTGCCCAAGTTCTACGAGTTGGAGCAAGGCAACGCACAGAATGCACAACGATTCTCTGAATCCATCACAGCCAGCAAGCAAGCCAGTGGCGACATGGGCGCGGCTGTCTTCGTCTACCCAGTCGAAGAATACCAAGGCATGCGCCTGTTCTTGGCTGAAGACGGCTTATCCGGCGTCGCTGTCAAACCTGATGGCGACATCGTGTCGGTGTTCTCGCAAGCTGGCGCTGGCCGCTCTGTCATGGAGTTGGCCGTGGCCGCAGGCGGTACCAAGCTGGATGCATTTGAGACAATCCTGCCTGAGTTTTACGCCGCGCATGGATTTGTTGCGGCTTCGCGTTTACCCTGGGATAACACCCAGGCGCCAGAAGGCTGGAGCAAGGAAGCATTTAAAGACTTCAACAACGGCGAGCCGAATGTTGTTTTTATGGCCTTGGATCAGTCGTACTACGGTTGGCACAAGATCAGCGACGGCAAGAAGTCCAAGACCTATGACGACGCTGTTGCAGACCAAAACCGCGCTGTAAAGCGCAACAAAAAAAGGAGAGAAGATAATGGAAAACCCGCAGTCTTTGCCCAATCAGGAACCGGAGCAGGCGGCGTTCAACGCCTACGAGCAAGCGATCTCGATGTTACCCAGCGATACGGGACAGCCAGGGATGGAGCAACTTCAGTCCTTGGTATCCACTATTCAAAAGAACCTCGAAGCAGTCTTACCGGATTCGCCTACGACACAGGATTAAAAGGCGCTGAAGCTGGCCGCTTGGCAGGTGGAGATCCTCGCCTGGCCAACCGAGTCCACTTCTATGTCGACACCGGCAATGGCATCAGGCCAGAGGCTGGCGTTGGCGGTAATGTCCACGCCATTTATTTGGACAACCTTTACGACGCATCGGCTGACCCGCTTGGCATCCGTGCCCAAGCATCAACCGGTGGCCGTGATGACGCAGGTAAATGGTTCAATGATGTAGAGGCCGCAATCATTGATGCCGGGTTCGATGGCGTCTACATCCCAGGCGCTGGCGGTGACCAGGGTGTTGCTGTGCTTTTGGGGCCAACACACACCAAGGTGCCAGTCGAACAGCATGGCATGCACTCAATGCCATCACAGGGCGCGTATACGACGCCTGCAAGCACCAAACGCAAGTACGCGATGCTCACCCCTGAGATCCGTAAATTCGAGGCCCAGGAGGCTCAGATCAAGGCGGCGGCACCATCCGCTGACCTGCGCTCTGGCACGCTGACCTTTGACGACGCCGATGCTGAAGCTATAGCCAAGTTTTTCCCACCAGCGGCGCAGGCTCAAATATTCCGTCAACCAGAACGCGGTGGGTTCGATCCGAAACGATTGACCACAATACTCAACGAGAAGGCGGATATGTCCACCTTCCTGCACGAAACTGCCCACTTCTTCCTGACGGTTTACGCTGACATGGCCGCACGGCCAGATGCAACCGCGCAAAACAAAGAAGACATGCAGACCATTCTTGATTGGTTTGGCATTAAAGACCTGGCCACATGGAACGCGCTGTCTCTTGATGAGCAACGCAAGTACCACGAGTCATGGGCATACAACTACGAGATCTATTTGTTTGAAGGCAAAGCACCAAGCCTGCAAATGCAATCGATGTTTGAGCGATTCAGCGCCTGGTTGCGCCGCGTCTACAAATCGATTCGCGACGAACTCAATGAGATCTATCGCCAAGAAAACGGCGAAGACCTGCCAATCCTGACCGGCGAAGTCCGCCAGGTTATGGACCGGATGCTGGCCAGCGAAGAGCAGATCAAGCAGTCCGAGGCAGTCAACAGCATGGTGCCGATGTACCAGAGCCAAGAAGAGTCCGGCATGCCTGACGAAGAGTGGGCCGCTTACCAGGCAATGATGGCCGAAGCTACAGAGGCATCGATAACTGAGTTGACACAGGCAAGCCTGCGCCAGTTGAAGTGGCTTGGCAATGCTCGCTCTCGCGTGCTCAAAGAGATGCAGGCAAAGACTGCTGACACCCGCAAGGGCGTGCGCGAAGAAGTGGCCGCAGAAGTTCAAGAGGACCGCGTCTACCTGGCCATGGAGTTCTTAAAGCGCGGCATCACCAAAGATGAAAACGGCCAAGACATCCAGGCGCTGACTGGTCACAAACTCAAGATCGCCGATGTCAAAGCGTTGTACCCAGAAAGCAAAGAGTCGCTGACACCTGCGCCTGACTTGACCAAACTTGGTTATGGCAAGTACGGCATGTTGGCTGAAGACGGTTTGCCGCCTGACCTGGTGGCATCCATGTTTGGCTTTGACTCTGGCGACCAGTTGGTCCGCTCATTGCTCGAGGCCAAGCCCATCAAAGAAGAGATCGATGCCCGCACTGATGAACGCATGATGGCTGAATTCTCTGACTTGATGGACCCTGCCAGCATTGAGTTGGAAATCCAAAAGGCATTGCACAACGAGGCACGCGCCCGCTTTGTGGCCGTCGAGTTGCGCTACCTGGCCAAAGCAACACAGCCTGCACGCTTGATGATTCAAGCCGCAAAGACTGCGGCCAAGTCAATCATTGGCAACAAGGTGATCAGCGAGATCCGTCCGCGTGACTACACGCTGGCAGAAGCCCGCGCATCTAAAGAAAGCATCAAGGCATCCAAGGCTGGCAAAACTACTGAAGCCGCAAAGGCCAAACAAAATCAATTGTTGAACAATCAGTTGTCGCTTGAGGCAGTCAACGCACGCAAGGAAATTGACAAGGCTATTGATAGCTTTGCCAAAATCTTTAAGGCCGATGCGAAGATGGCTAAGAACCGCAACATTGACCTGGTCAACGCCGCACGCTACATCCTTGGCCACTACGGCCTTGGCCCGCGTGATGTCGACCCGGCAAAGTTTGTGGAGCAACTCAAGTCCTACAACCCAGACCTGTACGCAGACATCGAGCCGATCCTGCTCGAGTCGACTGGTGGCCCACGCAACTACAAAAAACTTACGCTCAACGAATTCCGTCAGATGAAGGAAATTGTTGATGCGCTGTGGTACCAGTCCAAGCGTGAAAACGAAGTGATGATTGAAGGCAAAGCAGTTGCTCTTGATTCGATCATTGCCGAACTGAATGCGCGACTTGACGAAATCGGTGTGCCTGAAGAGGTTGCCGGTGAACGCATGGCGCCTGGTCCAAAAGAAAAAGCCATCCGCGCCCTGTACAACGCCAAGGCTTTGACACGCAAAGTCGAGCACTGGGCTGATGCAACTGACGGCCCTGGTGGCCCTGGTCCATTTACCAATTACATCTGGCGACCACTGCGTGCGGCTCTTGACCAATACCGCGTCGATCGCAACCGCTATGTCAAAGACTATGTGGACATGATCGGCAAGCTGGACCTGCCGGTGCAAAAAATTACCGCACCTGAACTGAACTACACATTCGGCAATGAAAACGGTGGCATCGGTAAAGCAGAGGTGCTTGGTGCATTGATGCACATCGGCAACGACAGCAACATGAAGAAGTTAATTGCTGGTCGTGGCTGGGGGCAAATCAACGAAGACGGCTCTGTCGACACGACGCGCTGGAATAGTTTTATGAACCGCATGATCGACGAAGGCGTGCTGACCAAAGCAGACTTTGACTTTGTGCAAGCTGTATGGGATTTGAATGAAGAACTCAAGCCTATGGCGCAAGAGGCGCATCGCGAGATCTTCGGCTACTACTTCAAAGAAGTCGAGGCTCGTCCAGTCGTTACGCCGTTTGGCACATACCGTGGTGGCTATGTTCCGGCAAAGACTGACCCGTTCATAGTTCGCGACGCACAGCGTCAGATGAAGATGGAGGAACTCGAATCCGACTTCCGCAACTCGATGCCAAGCACTGGCGCCGGGTTCACAAAGTCTCGGGTCGAATACAACAAGGCACTGTCGCTAGACATTCGCGTGATGGCCAAGCACATCGATGATGTGATTCGCTTTGCACGCGTACAGCCTACGATCCGGGACACGCTCAAGATTATTCGCAAGCGCGACTTTGCAGACACTATCACCAGAATTGACCCGACTGTCATTGAAGACATGATTCTGCCATGGCTTAATCGATCTGCTCGCCAGATCACAAGCGAAGTCGGCATGAACCGAAGCGTCGACAACTTCTGGCGTGCTGTTCGCGCTCGCACTGGTATCGGCATCATGTTTGCCAACATCACCAACGCATTGCAACAGGTGACTGGTTTCTTCCCTGCATTGCTTAAAGTCGAAGGCAAATACATGAAGACGGCCCTGGTCGACTACATGAAAAGTCCAACAGCGCAGGCTGAGTTTGTTGCTGAGTTGTCGCCATTCATGGCTGACCGCATGAGCAATCAGATGATCGAAGTGCAGGACATGATGAATGACCTGCTGATCAACCCAACAAAGTTTGACAAGATCCAGAAGTGGTCCACCAAACATGGCTACTTCTTGCAACAGGCATTTCAAAACTTTGTTGACATCGTGACTTGGGTTGGCGCATACAACCAAACCGTCACAGATCTTGGCGCAGATGTTGATGAAAAGTCAGCAAGCAATGAAGCAATCAAGCGAGCAGACGCCGCAGTGCGTATGACGCAATCTAGCTTATTGCCTGAAGACTTGTCTGCCTTTGAAGTCGGATCGCCGTTCTACAAGACGCTGATCCAGTTCTATGGCTACTTCAACATGATGGCCAACCTGAACGCCAACGAGTACATCAAGATCTTCCGTGACCTTGGATGGCGTGGCCAAAAGGGCAAACTGTTCATGACCTACTTGCTGGGCTTTGGCTTGCCAATGCTGGCCGCTGACGCCATCGTGCGCAGTCTGGGCGGCGGCTGGGACGACGATGATGATGACGGCTACCTCGATGTCTTTATGAGTTGGTTCCTTGGGTCACAATTGCGTGGTGCTGTTGCCATGGTGCCGTTTGGCTCTGCGGCTATCGTGCCATTCAACGCTTTTAACAACAAGCCTTACGATGACCGCATGACCACCAGCCCGTCTGTATCGACGCTGGAAGGTGCGACCGTCGGTGTAGTAAAAGCCGGTATCAACATTGCAGATCCTGACAAAGATGTGACGGGCAAGAATGTTCGAGACATCCTGACCCTGATCAGCCTTGTGACCGGCATCCCCGTTACCGTGCTTGGCAGACCGATTGGTTATGCCATCGAAGTCGAGCGCGGAAAGATTGAACCAACCTCAACTGCCGACTACATTCGCGGGCTTGCCACTGGCAAAGCAAGTGAATCGTCGAGACAGTAAGGTACCCGTATCCACAACCAGAATGCTTAGTCTCTTCACAATTGTCCAGGAGTTCCGCCCATGACCATCAGTTCAAATAGCCGGAAAGCCGGTCCGTTCATTGGTAACGGGACAGCCGCGACTTTCCCATTTACATTCAAGGTCTTCCAGGCTTCTGACCTGGAAGTCGTGAGACTCACTGTCGCTACCAATGTGGAGACGGTGCTTGTGCTCGGCACCAATTACACTGCATCGGTCAATGAAGACCAGAACTCAAGCCCTGGTGGCACGATCACGCTGTCTGCTGGCGCCCTGGCGGCTGGCTTTAACCTGGTCATCACCTCGGACATTGAAAACCTTCAGCCGACCGACCTGACCAACCAGGGTGGTTTTTACCCTGAAGTGATCACCGACGCGCTGGACCGTGCAACGATTCAGATTCAACAGCTTCAAACTTCTGTCGACCGTGCGGCTTTGTTGCCGATCACGAGCGACGCAGATGCCGCGTCCTTGGTGGCTGACATTGTCCGCCTGGCTGACAGCGCAGACAACCTGGACATCGATGCAAACAACATTGCATCAATCAATTCTGTTGCCGGTAGCATTGCCAATGTCAACACCGTTGCAACCAATATTGGCAATGTCAACACAGTTGCCGGTGTATCAGCTAATGTGACTTTGGTTGGCACAAACATCGCATCAGTCAACACTGTTGCGGCTGACTTAAATGAGCCAGTGTCCGAGATTGATACTGTCGCGACCAACATCACGAATGTAAACACAGTCGGCACCAACATCGCCAATGTCAATACAGTGGGCGGTATCAGCGCTAATGTGACGACCGTAGCAGGCATATCTGGTAGCGTCTCAACTGTTGCCACAAACAGCGCCAGCGTAGTGACTGCGGCAACCAACATTGCCAACATCAACACCGTGGCATCTGATCTCAATGAGCCTGTCTCTGAGATTGACACGGTGGCCACAAACATTGCGAATGTGAATACCGTTGGTACCAACATTGCCAATGTGAACACTGCCGCAGGAAACAACGCAAACATTACAACCGTGGCGACCAATATCGCCAATGTGAACACGACCGCAACCAACATTGCAAATGTGAACTCGGTCGCAGGTAACGCGACCAACATTAACGCAGTGGCTGGCAATAGCACCAACATTAATGCTGTTGCGACAAACTCAACAAACATCAATACTGCCGCAACAAACATTGCATCGATCACGACTGTTGCCAATGACTTGAATGAGCCTGTCAGTGAAATCGACACTGTTGCAAATAGCATCGCCAATGTCAACACAGTCGGTACAAACATTGCAAGCGTACAGACTGTTGCTGGCATTTCCGGTGATGTAAACACTGTTGCAGGTGTTGCGCCCAATGTGACCACTGTTGCAGGCATCAGTGCAAATGTGACCACGGTTGCAGGAGTAGCCGCGAATGTAACGACTGTTGCTGGCATTTCTGCAAATGTCACTACCGTGGCAGGAATTTCTGCTAATGTAACTTCTGTGGCCACTGTTGCATCTGACATACCAACTGTTGCCGCCAATGTCACAAGCATCAACGACTATGCAGACACTTACCAGGGCGCAAAGGCAACAGCCCCTACACTTCGCAATAATGGCAGTGCGCTACAAGTTGGTGACTTATATTTCAACAGCACAAGTAATTCAATGTTTGTGCGTGCGAGCACCGGCTGGGTTCCTGCTGGCTCAAGCGTCAACGGCACAAGTCAACGCTATCGATACATTGCAACTTCTGGCCAAACGACATTTACTGGCGCAGACAGCAATGGCAACACGCTGACTTATGACGCAGGTTTTCTTGACATTTATCTAAACGGCGTCCGTCTTGACAGCACAGACTTCACTGCATCAAGCGGAACAAGCATTGTGCTGGCTTCTGGCGCCGCACTAAACGACGAACTTAACATTGTTGCGTTTGGCACATTTAATGTGGCCGCGTTTAACGGCTCTGGCCTGATCGATGGCACGACCAATATCAGCAAACTGAATGCGACTGGCACGCGCAACGGAACGACATTCCTGGCTGGTGACAACACCTTTAAAACTGTGGCTGTTACGCCAACTGCTGTAAGTGACCAGGCAAACTCAAGCACAGGATATTTTGATCTTCCTGCTGGAACCACTGCCGAAAGACCAGGATCTCCTTCGTCTGGCGCAACTAGATATAACACAAGCACTGGCTCAATTGAGTTTTACAACGGCTCTTTATGGGTAAGCACAAACTTGATCCCTGTGGTGAATTCTGTTACTGGAACAATTTGGGCTGGTGCGGCTTCAAACTTAACGCTATCAGTTTCAAACATTACAGACACAATTACAGTTCGATTTTCTGAAGGTGGTTCGACTGTTGCTGATGTAACCAATGTTGTTGTTTCTGCTGGATCTGCAACTGTTGCAGTACCGGCGGGTGTATATGGACAAACTGCCGGAGACACAATTGCTGTTTCTGTAATTAACGCAGACGGAACACCATCGTCTAATGCTGTCAATAAAACTGTTACAGCTTTGCCTACCGGAGGCACAATTGTTGTATCCGGTGGATTTCGTTATCACACATTTACATCATCGTCTTCACTTGTAATTCCATCTGGTTTGTCTTTAACTGCCGAGGCTTTAATTATTGCTGGCGGCGGTGGTGGTGGCTCTGATGGTGGTGGTGGTGGTGGGGCTGGCGGTTACTTAAAAGTAACTGGTCAAAGCCTTACCGCAGGAACATATTCCGCAACTGTTGGTGGCGGTGGTAACGGCGGCATTCAAGGTTCTCAATCCGCAGGCGCTGGTACAAATTCTTCTTTTAATGCAAATACTGCTATTGGTGGTGGAAATGGCGGTAGCGCGGCGCCAAATGGATCTTTTATTGGAGGAAGTGGAGGTTCAGGTGGCGGCGGCAGTAGAGCGTTATCAGGCGGTGCGGGAACTTCTGGTCAAGGATTTGCTGGTGGCAATTCAACCAGTTCTCAATACGAGGCAGGCGGTGGTGGTGCCGGTGCAGTAGGTGGAAGCCCAGGAACTAGCACAGGGGCGGCGGCTGGCGGCATAGGAAAAAATACCGACTCTACATGGGCCTCTGCTACATCAACCGGCGCAAGCGGTTATTACGCTGGTGGCGGCGGTGGTGGATACGATGTGGGAGTCAACGGAATTAATGCTGGCGGTACTGGTGGCGGCGGTAACGGCGGGGATAACTCAACTGTTGCCGTTGCTGGCGCAACAAATACTGGTGGCGGTGGTGGTGGTAATACTTCAACCGGCCCTTCATATGCCGGTTCTAGGGGTGGCGCACCAGGCGGATCGGGTATCGTCATCGTTCGTTATCCACTATAAGGAATCAATATGAGCAAAGCACGAAATTTAGGTCGATCATCACAAGACGCAAGCGCATCAGGAACAGGTGCATTTGATGTATCAACTGGTACCACAGCAGAGCGTCCAGCAAATCCAACGACTGGATATTTGCGATTTAATACTGATTTTGACGCACTGGAAAATTACACTGCTTTAGGATGGGCTAAAGTCTCAATTCCAATTCCAAATATTGTGTCCATTACTGGATCAATTTATGCTGGAGCCGCATCAACTTTAACATTTTCTGGGTCACGATTTGGTGCAAATGCAGGCGTTGTTAATTTTACTTCTGGAGCAACAGTTGCTAATGTTAATGTCACCCCATCAAGCGATTCTGCATTAAGCGTTTCAGTCCCTGCGGCAATATATGGATTGTCTAGTGGCGCATCAGTTGACATTAAATTCACCAATGGTGATAACGGCGTTTCAAACATTATTACAAAAACAGCCGAAGCATTGCCAACAGGTGGAACAATTACAACTTCTGGAAGTTATCGAATACATACATTTGACTCATCTGGGACATTTACTGTACCAAGCGGCTTAACTCTTTCCAATGTGGAATATCTTGTCATTGCTGGTGGTGGTGGTGGAGATTCAAACCGTGGTGCAGGTGGCGGTGGTGCAGGTGGTTATCGTTGTTCTGTTGTTGGCGAATCTTCTGGCGGTGGTGGTTCTGCTGAGTCAAGGTTAACTCTTACTGCAAGCGCATACACAGTAACAATTGGCGCTGGTGGCGCAGGTAGGCCATTTGCCGCATCTCCAGATTCAGCAAATGGAAGTAACAGCGTTTTTGGTTCAATAACTTCAACTGGAGGTGGCTTTGGTACCTCAAACAATCGTAACCCTCCTTTTAATGGAAATTCTGGCGGGTCTGGTGGTGGCGCTGGCGCGGCTACAACAAACGGTGGCACTGGAGGCGCAGGAACATCTGGCCAAGGATATGCAGGCGGATCTACTAGCGGAGATGCAACCACAACCGATTTAGAAGCTGGCGCGGGAGGTGGAGGTGCTGGCGCTGTTGGTGGTAGCACATCAACAAGAACACAAGCTGGAGCCGGTGGATCTGGTGTTAGTTCATCAATTACCGGAACTGCTGTCACTCGTGGCGGCGGTGGTGGTGGTGGCAAAAACGGAGCATCTTCTGGCGCTGGCGCTGGGGGAGCAGGCGGTGGCGGCGCTGGTTGCGCTGGGACTGGAAGTCAATCAGGTTTGTTTGCAACAGCAGGCACAGCAAATACTGGCGGTGGCGGCGGAGCAGGCGGAGCAAATCCATCAAACGGCGCAAACGGCGGATCAGGCGTCGTCATTGTTCGATACATACTTTAATTGGAGAAGCACATGGCACATTTTGCAAAAGTAAACAACGGCATCGTCGAGCAAGTCATCGTCGCGGAGCCAGAATTTTTTGACACATTTGTGGACTCTAGTCCTGGTCAATGGATTCAGACTTCATACAACACGCATGGCGGTGTTCACAAAAACGGTGGTACACCACTGCGCAAGAACTACGCTGGCATTGGCTACAGCTACGACGCAACGCGTGATGCATTCATGCCGCCAAAGCCATACGCATCATGGGTGCTCAATGAGCAAACTTGCTTGTGGGACGCGCCGGTTGCTATGCCAAATGACGGTGGCAACTAT